CGTAGAGTTCGAAATTTGGTTGGTTCGGACTCGTACAAAGATATATTCCCGAATGTCTCGCTCCAAGCAGACTCTAAGTCAGCGTCCCGTTGGGGTACGAACTTTAATGGCGAGTATTTTGCTATTGGTGTTGGTGGTGCCTTGGCTGGTCGTGGTGCCGACCTATTCATTATTGACGACCCTCACTCGGAGCAAGACGCTAAGTTAGGAAAGTCTGATGTTTTTCTCCCAGCTTGGGAATGGTTTCAATCTGGACCCCTACAACGTCTAATGCCAGGTGGTGCTATTATTGTAGTAATGACCCGTTGGTCTAAATTAGACTTAACAGGGCAAATTGTTAACCAAATGATTAAAAATGATGAAGTAGACAACTGGGAAGTAGTAGAGTTTCCAGCAATACTAGAAGAAGATGGAGAAGAAGTAGCTTTATGGCCTGAGTTCTGGCCAGTAGAAGAACTACAGTCTAGACGTGCAGCCTTAGACATAAGATATTGGAACGCTCAGTACATGCAAAACCCAACTTCAGAAGAAGGAGCACTTATTAAGAGAGAATGGTGGAACATATGGGAAGGAGAGAACCCACCCAGCTGTGAATTTATTATAATGACACTTGATGCTGCTCAAGAAGCTAATAACCGTGCTGACTACAACGCCCTGACTACATGGGGTGTATTTATGAACGAAGAAACAAACAATTATAATATAATATTATTAGATGCTATTAAAAGAAGATTAGAGTTTCCAGAACTTAAAGAGTTGTGTCTTGAAGAGTATAAATCGTGGGAGCCTGACTCATTTGTAGTAGAAAAAAAGTCAAACGGAGCTGCACTTTACCAAGAGTTTAGACGTATGGGCATTCCTGTAGGAGAGTTTACACCAGGCAAAGGACAGGATAAAATTAGCAGAGTAAATGCAGTATCTGATTTATTTAGTGCAGGCATAGTATGGGCACCAGACAGAAGATGGGCACATGAAGTAATTGAAGAGTGTAATGATTTTCCTGCAGGTGCAAATGACGACTTAGTGGATGCGACAACCCTTGCACTAATGCGGTTTAGACAAGGTGGATTTATTAGGTTGCCAAGTGACGAAGAAGATGATATACCAAGTTTTAAAAGGTATAATCAGAAACGTCTATATGTTATTTAACAACGGAGATAATTATGTTATACCAATTTATAAGAGAGAAAATTAAATGGTTAAAAAAACTACACAGTCAATACAATTTAATAATAAATATTGTGCTGGTTATATTAGTACTCATCTGTATTTTTTAGGAAAAAATTATGGCACAAGATAATAATGTTGATAAGGGTCTATATGAAGCTCCAAAAGGTATGGAAGAATTAGCTCAAAATGAGCCTGACTTAGAAATAGAAATAGTAGACCCTGATGAAGTCAACATTAGTGTTGATGGTATGGAAATTAATATTGACCCTGACCGTATGGAAGATGATGAATTTAATCTTAACCTTGCGGAAGAAATGGAAGATGATTTGCTTGAGAAATTAGCAGATGATTTGATAGAAGATTATTCAGGCGATGTAAATTCAAGAAAAGATTGGCTAGACACTTATGTTGACGGGTTAGACCTTTTAGGTTTAAAACTAGAAGACAGAAGTGAACCATGGGAAGGAGCATGTAATGTCTACCACCCACTATTAACAGAAACTCTTGTCAAGTTCCAAGCAGAAACTATGACAGAAACATTCCCAGCTTCAGGTCCAGTAAAGACACAAATCATTGGTAAAGAAACTGAAGAGTGTAAAGATGCAGCGGCTCGTGTACAAGAGAACATGAACTATCAGTTGACTGAAAAGATGACTGAGTACAGACCAGAACACGAAAGAATGTTATGGGGTTTAGGTCTTGCAGGTAACGCATTTAAGAAAGTTTATTACGACCCTAACTTAGAACGTCAAGTGTCTATGTATATTCCTGCAGAAGATATAGTTGTACCTTACGGTGCATCTGATTTAGAAAGTGCAGAAAGAGTTACTCATGTAATGCGTAAGACACAAAATGAATTACGTAAGTTACAAGTAGCAGAATTTTATAAAGATGTAGATTTAGGTGAACCAACTTACGACTTAGATGACGTTGAGAAAAAGATAGCTGAGAAGATGGGCTTTAGTGCTACAACTGATAGTCGTTGGAAAATATTAGAGATGCATGTTGACCTTGACTTAGAAGGTTACGAAGATGAACAAGATGGAGAGAAAACAGGAATAGCATTACCTTATGTAGTAACTATAGAAAAATCTACTAACACAGTTTTATCTATTAGGCGTAACTGGAGTCAAGATGATAAGACCAGACAAAAACGTCAGCACTTTGTGCACTATGGTTATGTCCCTGGTTTTGGATTTTACCACTTTGGTTTAATACACTTAATAGGTGCGTTTGCTAAATCAGGTACTATGATATTAAGACAGTTAGTTGATGCAGGTACACTATCTAATTTACCAGGCGGGTTTAAGTCTAGAGGCTTACGTATCAAAGGTGATGAAACACCAATATCTCCAGCTGAGTTTAGAGATGTAGATGTACCCTCAGGTAGTATTAGAGATAATATATTACCACTCCCTTATAAAGAACCTAGTCAAGTTTTAAATTCGTTAATGAATCAAATTATTGATGAAGGTAGAAGATTTGCTAGTGCAGCTGATTTAAAAGTTTCTGACATGTCAGCTAATGCTCCTGTAGGAACAACACTTGCTATCTTAGAAAGAACACTAAAAGTTATGTCCGCAGTTCAAGCTCGTATTCATTATTCAATGCGACAAGAACTAAGATTACTTAAAGGTATTATTAGAGATTTTACTCCAGAGGATTATGCTTATACTCCTGAGACAGGTTCAAGAGAAGCTAAACAAAGTGATTATGATAAGGTAGAAGTTATACCTGTCAGTGACCCTAACGCTGCAACTATGTCACAAAAAGTAGTTCAGTACCAAGCGGTTATGCAGTTAGCACAACAGAACCCAGACATCTACGACATGGTAGAACTTAACCGTCAGATGCTAGATGTGTTAGGTGTTAAGAACGCAGATAAATTAATACCGCAGAAAGATAATATGAAACCTATGGACCCTGTTACAGAGAACATGAATATTATTAACAGTAAACCTGTAAGAGCATTTATCTATCAAGACCACGAGGCACACATTAAAACCCATTTAGCATTTATTAATGACCCTAAAATAAGAGAGCTTATAGGACAGAGTCCAAACGCTAATAAAATATTTGCAGCTATGGAAGCACATATTGCAGAACATATTGCCTTTGC